GGGCGAGAAGCTTGTCAAACATCTGGCGAAGACCAGTACCAGCCTTGGACCCCTTAATACCGCGCTCACCGAGGAGGGCGATGGCGGTATTCACATCTTCGAATTCGATGCCTGCGGTCTTCGCTGAGGCACCCGCATACGTCATCGTGGTGATGAGGTCCTGAACATCGATGGACGACGAGTTCGCCGCACCAGCGAGTTTGTCAACCACTGCGACTGATTCCTCAGCCGAGATGCCGAAGGTGTTGAGGATCGTGGTCAGCGAAGTTGCTGCCTCGGCGAGGGGCATATCCGTCGCAGCACCGAGGTTGACAACCGCCTCACCGATGCCATCGAGGATCTTCTCTGCATCCACACCAGACTTGGCGAGTTCGACGAAGGAGTCGGCGACTTGATCCGCGGAGTAGATCGTGTCAGCACCGAGCTGCAGTGCCTTGGCTCGGATCGCCTCCATGTCCTTGACGGAACCATCGGATACGGCGCCGAAGAAGTCGAGCTTGCGTTCGAACTCAGCCGCAGCATCGGTAGCGACCCAGAGACCTGCAGCGATCCCTACACCGACTCCGGCGACTGCTGCACCTGCCCCCATGAGCGCGCCGGAGCCCGTGTTGAGGGCGGTGACCATGGAGACGTGTGCCTGGCGAGCGGAGGTATAAGCGGCGATCGCGTCCTTGACATCGACGATGATCTTAGCTCTGAGTACCTCCTCTTCTGCCACTTCGTCTCCTTAGTTATCCGAATAGTGCGGCGGGGTCAGCGTAGACCTTGGGTGCGTCTTTCCCGTCGAGAATCTTCTTCAGCTCGCGTTCCTGGGCAGCCCGTTGCTGAGCCTCGCCCTTGACCGGCTTGTGTCCGACCTTCTCGACCTTGTGTTGCACTTGGCTTCCGAAGTACCATACTGCCTGATCAAAGCAGTAAGCCTCGTAGCTCCCCGGCGTAAGTCCGAGGATGAGACTAGGAAGTTGCGCCAGATCCTTCGACTGCAGATATAGCAGCCACATTGCCCTCGAATTCCTTACGAAACGTTTCGAGGTCGCGGACTCCACCGCTCACCCACTGGAAGACGAACTGCTTGTCCATCTCTTCGATCTCGTCGACGTAGAGGCGATCTTCCTCGTGGGAATCGCGCCACTCATCGATGGTCTCGAACTTGTTGCTGGGGTTCATGATGTTCCAGCGGTCGAGGTCGTCCTGTGTGGGGACTGCGTAGACCTGCGGGTCCTTCGCCGACTGCACGAACACCAGATCGAGCATCTTCAGCATGTCGGCGAGCGACTCGACATCGTTGGACAGTTCGGCGGCCGCCTTGGCAGCATCTTCGCCGGACTTGCCCTTGAGCCCCTCGTTGACCATGCCGAGAAGGGAGTTGGGGATGGTGCCATTGGCGATGAACGCCTGGAGACCACCGGGGTTCTTCAGCTTCATCACGAGTCCCGAGGGGAGCTCCATGATTCCACCCATGCGACTCTTGAAGTCGCCGATCTGAGAGACGCGCAGCGCCTCTGCCTTTTCTGCTGTCTTGCGTGGGGTAGCCATAATGTCCTCCTGGGGATCGGGCTAGTGGTTGGGTATTACGTGACGGTGAGCGGAACTGCCGTCTCGCGGTGCTTGAACTCGTAGAGCTTGCCGTCGCTCTCGTTGCCGTAGCCCTTGCCGGAGGCAGTCGTCAGCAGGAAGGAGCCATTTTCCATGTTCCCCTCGAGCGAACCATCTGCCTTGCAGCGGTGGACCACGGTCTCGAAGTCGCCGCCGTTGTCGGAGATGGCCCGACCATAGGCATTGAAGTACGGACGCGAGTCGGTCGTGAGCTTGGTGTAGCTCTTCACCGCTGCCGGGCTGGTGCCCGACTCGACGACCGTGCCGCCGGCCATGACCCGCCACGCGGCGAGCGAGATGCCGCCACCTTCGAGGTCCCATTCGACAGTCGGGCCAGCACCGTGGGATGCGATCGTGCGGTCGTCGCCTTCCAGCGTCTCGAACTCTTCGGCCTCAGCGAAGGAGAAGGTCCGGGATGCGGGGAGGAATACGGCTTCCGCTTCGACTTCCGCGCCAGCGTTGTCGAGAGGCACCAGTTTGACCTGGCGCAGCCCGAACGGGATGGCGTAATCAGCGAGCGTCATGTTCTTCCTTTCTTACTACTCGGGCAGGGTCCTTGAACTCCGCCGTCTTTATCACCTGACCGGTTGTCAGAGCGATGGTGTGCAGGACAATAATCCCGGGCTTCGCGCCGTGCCTGCGGCGTTTGCACCTCACCTCGATGGTGTGGGACTCAGGATCATAGATCCCGTAGAGGTCGCCCTCTCCCTGCCCCTTGCATCGAAGTTCCGTCGTCGCCATCAGCTTCTCGTATTCTGTCAATGAGTAATTTATCATCACGAGCAGGATAGGCGCTTAGGGGAGCTGCTAGGCGACTCTGGGGACATGCCTGATCTGATTGTCAGGGGGTCGACGCGCGATGCGTGCCCTTGACGGTCTTGGGGCCGACCGACTCCTGGGCAGACCCGGTATCGACCGGCTCGGTGTCAACCTCTTCGGTCTTCGCCTTCGGGTCGACGATGGAGAAGCCCTTGAACAGCGCGTGCCCGGTGAGTGCCTCGGCGACCTCGTCGTCGACATCGACAACCTCGCCCTTCCGGAACAGCGTCTTGGTGAATCCCTCCACACCAGCCTTCTTGAGGTCGGCGGCGGTGAGTTCGCGGGCATCGATGCCCTTGCCACTGAAGGTGACGGACTTGGTCATGACGGTACATCCTCTCGTATCAGTTGGAACCGCAGGTAGCGGAACACGGTATTCAGGGTGTCATCATCGAGGTCCTGAGAGGTCTCGAGATAACGGGTGGTCCAAACACCGGGGATGCCCCCAGCATTCTTGAACACGTTCTTGATGGCGAGGATGACTTCGTCGATCTTGGCATAGTCGGCAGTCTTGCCATCGTTGAAGTCGTGTACCCAGACTTGAAAGAACTGCCGAGTGACATCGCGTTCCTCAGAGAATTCCTCCGAGGTGTCATTGCCCAGCTTGTAGACCACGAAGGGGTGGTGCTCTTTGCTCGACGTCATTGTCTTCTTGGCAAAGATTCGAGGGTCGGTGTCGCCGACGAGGATGGTGATGCTCGGGTCGTTGAGCTTACCCCAGATGAACTTGCGAGCCGTGGTCATTGCTACCCTCTCGCGTATCGAATGCGTCGCCAGGCGTTGTACGTCAACCGTCGACCATGAGTTTCCATCGTGGGTCGGAGGATGGCGAACCTACCGTTCTGAATGACCTCGAGCCACTTACCATAGCTCACACCGTGCTCGAGGGTCATCGTAACGACCCCATCTTCATTGGTCGCCCTGGCGGTGAGACTCTCTCGAGCAGCACCAGTGCGATCCGACCACTTGGCATCTTCCCGCATCTGAGACTCGAGCTGTCGCTCTGCCTTGACGAACTCGTCGTAGGCCACATCATCCCACTCGGGACCATCGTACCACTCGATGATGGTATCCTCGACGATAATGCCTTTCATCTTAGGCACGGTTGTCAGCCCCCAGAAGATCGATGGCAGCGAAGACCGACTCGGTACGTGCCTCGTGAATTCCCGTGACCTTGTAGTTCTCCCCGAGCCAGACGAACTCGTCTTCCTTCTCGAGGTCAAGAGTGTAGTTGCCGATCAGTCGGTAGTCCGACTTGGGAATGTCACCCGCTTCTGCGTTGACCATTCCATCGGTGTAGCGCCGCACGTTTTGAACGATGCGTGCCTTCTGCGGGGGAAGGGGGGCTACGTCTGGCTGAGATACGTAACCCCCCGTGTCGGGGTTCTTCACGGGTTCGGGGTGTCGGACGATGGAGATCTCTACCGGATCAGCGTCGATGAACGCCCGCACGTTCCGACGCCGCATCAGCAGTTCGACCCTATCCATTCCGAACGATCTTCCCTATCCGTGTCCTCGACCGAGCCAACCCCTCGTCTGGCCCGGCAGCGATGCGACCTCGGTAGTACTTGAGGCGCGCTTCAGCTTGCTCCGCGAGGTCCCCGAGCTTCCTGCTCGCCGCCCCGTCCGTGACATCCACGAGGTTCGAGAAGTGAGCCAGCTTGGCTTCCCACCCCTCGACTACCGCGTGATTCACCGTCGCGCCTTGCTCGATCCATGCCTGAATCTCTGCGTCGGTGAACATGGTGTCCGCTGCGGAACCGTCGACGGGGATCGTCTCGCCGATCTTCTGGCGAACCGTGACGGCGAGCGCGGCGGAGTAGTCCATGATTACTCGGCGGCGTCCTGAGCAGCGAGTGCGTCACGAACGTCGCCGGCCTTGAGACCCTTGATGTCGATGCCGCGCTCCTTGGCGAGCTTCGCGAGTTCCGCGCCCTTGACCTCGGCGTAGGGGTTCTCCGCGTCGTCGTCGTCCGAGTCCTCGGGCTCCTCGACATCGGCGGTGCCGGTGAACTCATTGGGCGCCTGGGCGACCTCGTGGGCCCGCTTGAAGGCGCGCAGTTCCTCGAGCTCGGCGGCCTGGGCGTCGACGTCCACACCAGAATTCTTGAGGGTCCGCGCGGCGCGCCAGCGGGGGTCGTTGCTGATCTCGTTGCCCTGAGAATCCTCGAAGACCACGTAATCTTCCGTCGTTGCCATTTCATGCTCCTTGTTTGTGGATGGCGGGGTGAAGGCGAGGTGGAGGGGCAGGCTGCAGTTCTAGCCATTACCGACTGTCAGCGTCGGCACCTGCCCCAGTTGTCGACTAGTAGGTCGACGGGTCGTACGCGGCCGGGATCACGTAGGGTGCAGCCGACTTGACCTGCATCACCGCGATGGAACCGCGCTGCCGAACGCCGGTGCCGAAGCCTCGACGGTAGAACGAATCGATCAGCGGATACTGCGACCGCTGGCCGGGGATGATCTTCAGGCCCCGGTAGTCCGCGTTCGAGTGCTCGCGGAACCCGATGGGGTTCTGAAGGTTGTCGGCGCCGCCCGTCGCGATGGCAACGAGGTAGCCGGCCGGAACCAGTCCCTCCTGCACCACGTGGAAGGGGCCGTAGGTGCCGATCTCGCCCGGGACCTGCCCGGTCGGACCACCGACGTACTTGCCGTTGTCGGGCACCCAGATCTTCCCGCCGTACAGCGCCGGGTTCGGAACGAAGTCGAACTTCGCGCCCGTCGTGGTACGGAATGCCGAGATGATCGCGGCCTCCTGGGCGTTGACCCAGAGCACCAGGTTGAACGACCGCTGCAGCGTGTAGCCGTGCTCGGTGAGGAGCAGTGCCAGGCTGTCGACGTTCGCCGACGTGATCGCCGTGTTGCCGGAGACGACGTAGTGGTTGTGTGATCCCGAGAACGTCTGGTAGTTGTACGTCGGGGGCACCTCCCCGTCACCGTTGTACGCGGCGAAGACCGTGAGCGGCTCGTTCTTGTCGGTGTAACCGTTGCCGTTCAGCGGGTTGAAGAGCCGCTCCATGACCTTGCGGAAACGGATCTTGACATCCGCCTCGAGTGCGAGGTTGTGGTTGAGCCGGAGCTGAGCGAGGTCGGCCTCCGCGAGGTACATCCAGGTGTACCGGATCGCCAGGTCGTAGAACTTGAAGTCGTATCCGCGGAAGAATCGACCGCCGGAGCCCTTGATACCAACGGGCTGACCGAACTCGGATGCTTCCTCGAAGTCGACCTCAGTCGGCGCCGAGACCTCGGACGTCGGGCCGGAGACCCGAACGGTGAGCTTGTCGAGGATCGTGGTGCGATCCGCGTTCCGAAGTGCGATGGTCCGCTGCACCTCGTTCCAGAACTCGTTGAGGTCGGTACCGTCCGCGGCGCGAACGATGTCGGCGTTCTCGTTGAACCCCTTCTCCTGTCCGAAGACCTGGAGCGAAGTGGGCGACTCGTCGAGAAGCCAGTGGATGAGTGTCTCTGCACTCGTCTTGTTCTGCATGATGTGCTACTCCTTTCTCAGGCCTGGGCCACGAGGCCGGCGGGGCAGTTGACGCGGAGGCGTCCTGCTTCGATGGTGAACCCGATCAGGAACCGACCGGTGGCGACACCGCCGGCGGCGATGACCCCCGCTGCGGTCGTGTAGACCTTGGTCCCGGCGGGGAACGCGGTCGTGTCGAGTCCGTTGATTTCACCGAACTGCATGATGTCCACCTGGGACCCTGCGACGGTGGCGATGGGGGCGTACTGGCTGACGGCGCCCGGAGGCGTCGAGAACTGCCCGACCGAGCTGCGCGGGGCGTTCTTCAGGAGAACCCCCACGAGGCCGGACTGCCCCGCTGTTCCCACGACGACCTTACCGCTTGCGTTCAGCGATACGCCACCGAGGAAGCTCCCATTCGTCAGGGTGAGGTCTGCGGCGAGGCGGCCCCGGAACCCTGATGCGATGGGATCGTACTTGTCATAGGACGGCTGAGCCATGACTAGTTACCCTTCTTGGTTGTTGGTGTGGATAGTGCCGGGTACTACAGTGAGGGGTAAAGCTCACGCAGTGCTTCTTCACCCTGCTTCTTGGTCTTCCGAGACCCTCCGAACTGCGAGCCGGTGGCTTCGCCGTCGTCGGTGCCCCTGTTCAGGAAGTGCGGCTTCGACGTGGCGAGCTTCTTGACCGCAGCCTTCACGGTGTCGATGTCGATGTCGATGTCGGTGGGGTCCTCGTCGTCCTGATCGAAAACGATCGCCGAGCGTTCGACGCCGTTGAGGGCGTCTTCCACATCGATGAACTTGAGGTCCCGAGCCGCTTCCTTGATAGCGGTGTCGATGTCGCGCTTGAGCAGGCCGGCGGCCAGCTTCTCGGCGCGAGCTGTTGCCGCGAGCTCACGAGCCTTGGTGTCCTCGATCGTCTCGTCCTTCTCGGCATCCTTGGATTCCTTGGATGCGCGGAGTGAACGAAGTTCGCGGTCCTGCTTCTTCGTGATGCGGCGTTCTGCGTCGAGCGTCTTCTGAAGTGCTGCAAAGTCCGCGGCAGTCTTGGCTGCGGGCTTGTCGGCTTCGTCGGCGGTCTCCTCGTCGGGTTCGTCCGGATCCTCATCCGGTTCGTCCGCGGTCTCGTCCGTCACTTCGTCGGCTTCGCCTTCAGCACCCAGGATCACCCCGGGCCACTGGTTCCAGAAGTCGTTCATGTCTTACTCCCTCTCGCGCCTCACGCGCTATTTGAATACTGAGGCCTCACGCCTCAGCTCTTCTTCTCCGCTTCCGTACCCTTACTTTCGTTCGGGGCGTTCTTGTTGTTGCTCTTGTTGTCTCCGGAAGGGAGAGTGCTGCCCGAGGATTCGTCGTCCCCGGAATTCTGTTGTGCGGCAGCAGCCATCATGTTCTGCATCTGCCGTTCGAATGCCTTGTCGATCTCGTCGTCGACCTGCTGCTGGATGTCATCTGGGAATTCGTACCCCAGCTTCTCCATCTCCTGGCGATAGTACTGAGTGGAGATGATCTTGCGGTCGATCATGTTGTTCAGCTCGTTGAGCTTGGCAACCCGGTCCATCGGGAGTTTCTCCCCGATTACTGGGACTATATCACCCTGAAGAAGTTCCTTCTCGAAGACGGCGTGCCATGTCTTCCAGTCGTAGAACAAATGCGTCAGCTTCGAAAGCCCCGCCTTATCCCTGGACTCGAGACGGGCAAGCGTCGGAAGGAACTTGATCGCCAGTGCAATCCCCGACTGAGCGACAGTCGCCTCGACATCACCGAGAGCAACATCGGAAAGACCCAGTGCCCCGTGAATCTTCTTCTCGAGGTAGGCGATGTTGTCGATCGCCGGGGTGATGGATCCCACACCATCGACTCGCCTGAAGTATGCCCCGGAGGGAACCTCCATGACCTTGCCGGGCGCGACCTCCCAGTCGGTTTCGACCATGTTGCCGCCCGGGTCTTGCTCAACGGGTCGCCCGCCGTCAGTGGCGTAAACTCCCAGGCCCTCGAGTGAAAGTGCGCCAGTGACATCCGTGGAGCCCTGAGAGATGACCTCAGTCAGGCGCTCCATGCCTCGCAGTTCGCTCGAG